GGGACAAATATGAATTACCACCGGACTTCTGTATAGGCTAATCATGGCAACGAATCAATATTTCAATAAATTCAAAAGCACTGCCGAGCAAACGCTCGTTCAAGACCTCGTTGATGAGACTATCAAAATTCATGGGGTCGATATGGTATATGTGCCAAGAACTTTGGTAAATGTTGATGAAATCTTTGGAGAAGATCGGCAGCCCAAGTTTGAAAATGGTAGAGAACTTGAAATGTATATTGATTCATATGATGGCTTCGAGGGCGAGGGTGAAGTAATGACATCTGTTGGGTTATCGATCAAAGATGAGATGACCCTCACTGTTTCTAAAAGAAGATTCTTAGAAGTCTTTGCAGACAAGAACTATCCATATCCGAGAGAGGGTGACCTTGTTTTCTTTCCTTTGTCAAACGGATTGTTTGAAATTAATTTTGTTGAAAGAGAACAAAACTTTTTCAACTTTGGTAAAATTTTCTCATATCAGTTGAAGTGTAGTCTCTTCCGTTATGCTGGTTCCGACTTCGACACAGGATTCGATCAGATCGATGGTGTTACATCTACTGCGGTTGATCAACTCTATATCGCAGAGATGGGAAGCACTGGTTCGGGCAACTTTACTGAGGGTGAGGTTGCATACTTGTATGACACAAGCGGTGTGACTGGTGCAACCATGAATGTTATTGACTGGAACTCCAGCACGAAGAAAGCAGAACTTCAACTTGTCTCTGGTGATGTTGACAACTTTAGAAACCTCTTCGGCAATTCTTCTGGTGCAACATATCACATCGATTCAATCGGTCTTACTTCGGATTTCTTTGTCAAGGATGTATTCGAGGACAACACTTCCTTCGGGCTGGAGTCTTCTTCATTCTTAGACTTTACTGATACAGACCCATTCTCGGAAGGTGACCTCTAATGTTTGATGTATTTTACAACGAATCTTTAAGAAAAACAGTTGTTGCCTTTGGTAGCCTGTTTGATGAAATTTTTGTGCAACGTCGTGATAAGAGTGGAAACACGGTTAAAAAAGTTTTGGTTCCTATCACATATTCACCAAAAGAAAAATTTAAAAGGATGCTGGATGAATACCCGCTCCTCAAAGGTGATGATACCAATGTTGCAATTTCAGAAGTTTTGCCTCGCATGGGATTTAATCTTACATCAATAAATTATGATCCGTCAAGAAAAAGAAATACACTTTCTCAAAGGTATGCCGCTACGGACACGACTGGAGTTTTTAACAAACAATTTGCCGAAGTTCCATACACCTTAAATTTTAGTTTGTCTATTGTCACCAGAACTATGGATGATGCTTTGCAAATTGTTGAACAAATCCTTGCATACTTCACCCCTGATTTTACGGTGACTCTAAATTACACTGATATCAATACAAAGGTGGACTTACCGATTGTTATTCAATCGATTACCCCAGAGGTTGATTATGAGGGTGACACAAATACACAAAGAACAATTACCTTTAATATGGACTTTGCTGCTCTGAGTTACATTTTTTCTCCGATCAAAACACAAAAGCATATCACAAAAACAGACATTACAAACTTCTTTGCATTCTTTGAGGATAATGGTTGTGTGACTGGTCCGACTGGTGCGGCATCCAGAATCATTACAAGCGTCACTGGTCCGTCAGGTGCAGATACATTACCACCGTTGGCTGGGACCACGCAAGAAATCTTTGTCTATCCAAACACACTAAGCATCACCGGAGGCACACAAGATGCCCAATAATAATGAAAATCATTTAGAAAATGCTTTAAACATAGAGCCTACAGAGGTGCGGAAAACGACACACGATGTTTCGGATACCGACATCGTTCGCCGTGAGCCTGTCAAGGTTGATCTTTCCAAGTTTCCCGAAAGAAAAAAGATGGATCAGCGAAAAGACTATGGTGAGGTCCGCGAAAACCTAAAAGACGTAATTGATAATAGTAAAATTGCCATCGACGGAATCTTGAAAGTTGCATCCGAGAGCGATAGCCCAAGAGCCTACGAGGTGGTGTCCCAACTTCTCAAAACGGCAACAGAAGCAAATAAAGAATTGCTTGATGTTCATAAACAAATGAAAGACCTTGAAAAAGATGAAACAAAGAAACAGGTTACGAACAATGCTTTCTTTGTTGGATCTACAAAAGAGTTGCAGGAACTTGTTCAACAACAAATTCCTAAAAAGAAAGTGAAGAGAATACGAAATGACGGAGAAGCATGATAACGAAGCCTATCTTGGTAATATTAACCTGAAGGCATCCGGTGTAGAAACCCAATTTACAAAAGAACAGATCGAAGAATATGCCAAGTGCGTAGCCGATCCCATGTATTTTATTGAAAACTTTGTCAAGATCGTATCGCTGGATGAGGGTCTAGTTCCCTTTGAGCCTTACAAGTATCAGAAAAAAATGATCGATAGTATGCACAATGATCGCTTCGTGATTGCGAAATTGCCTCGACAGTCAGGAAAATCCACAGTTGTTATTTCATATTTGCTTCACTATGTTTTGTTCAATTCTCAAAAGAATGTTGCAATTCTAGCCAACAAACTTGCAACAGCACGCGATCTTCTTGGTCGTCTGAAGTTGGCATACGAGCATCTGCCAAAATGGCTTCAGCAGGGTGTCGTGGAATGGAACAAAGGTTCAATTGTTTTAGAAAACGGGTCTAAAATTCTTGCATCTTCAACTTCTTCGTCGGCAGTTCGAGGTGGTTCTTTCAACATGATCTTCCTTGACGAATTTGCCTTCGTCCCTGAGAACGTGGCTGATGAGTTTTTCAGTTCGGTCTATCCTACAATCTCCGCTGGACAAGAAACAAAAGTTTTGATTATTAGTACGCCTAAAGGGTTGAACATGTATTACAAACTTTGGAAGGATGCGGAGGAAGGCAATAACTCGTATGTTCCGATTGAGGTTCACTGGTCAGAGGTTCCGGGTCGAGATGATAAATGGAAAAAAGAAACAATCCGAAATACATCGGAAGCCCAGTTTCGTGCAGAATTTGAATGTGAGTTTCTTGGCTCAATCCTGACGCTTGTAGCCCCCTCAAAACTCAAGGCACTACACTACAAAAGACCTATCCAAGAGCGTGAGGATGGCTTGAAAGTCTACGAAGAGCCTATTGAGGGACACCAGTATTTCATGGGAGTAGATGTCGCCCGTGGTCAAGAATTAGACTACCACGCCGTGACAGTGATTGATATCACACAGGCTCCATACAGAGTTGTTGCTCAATATAAAAATAATCAAATCGCACCCTTCCTGTTGCCAAACCTTTTATATGCGATGGCTACTCGCTACAACAAAGCGTATGTCTTAACAGAAGTAAACGATATTGGTCAAGAGATTGTTGATATTATGCACAATGAGATGGAATATGAAAATCTATTGGTCACCACAGTGCGTGGGCGAAAAGGTCAAGTCATGGATGGTGGCTTCGGCAACTATCAGGTCCAGCAGGGTGTTCGCATGAGTCCCAAGGTCAAGCGTGTCGGATGCACGATGCTCAAAGAGATGATCGAGCAGGACAAACTTTTGATCGAGGATTACGATATTATCAATGAACTCTCGGCGTTTGTCGCTAAAAAAGGATCATACGAGGCAGAAACCGGACACCACGATGACTTAGTTTCAACACTTATTCTCTTTGCTTGGACATCAACGCAACCGTATTTTAAAGATTTAACTGACATAAATATTCGAGATAAACTCTACCGTGAAAAAATTGAAAAGATGGAAGAGGAATTAACACCTTTTGGTTTTATGGATGTCGGTCTTGATTTAGAGTTCACTGATGACGAGGGAACTACATGGAAAGTGATCGATGAGAACGATGGGTTCTCTAATGTCGGCATTTGATAGATAAATTAGTATCAAGGAGAATCATCTATGGCATTTCAAGTCAGCCCCGGTGTTGAAGTAAAAGAAATCGATCTGACAACCATTGTTCCCGCTGTTTCTACAACGGCGACTGGTTTCGCTGGTTTCTTTGAGTACGGTCCCATTGGACAAAGAATTACAGTAAATAACGTCAATGATCTTCGTCGGGTCTTTAAAGACCCATCAAATCTGAACGCTGACACTTGGTTCACCGCTGCTAACTTCTTGGGTTATGGTGGTAATCTTAAACTTGTTCGCGTTGTTGATGAGACTACATCGAAAAATGCATCTACAAATGGTGTGGGATTTTTAGTTAAAAATGAAGATGATTATGAAACATACGCAAGCACCGATGGTATTGCACCCGCCTCGCTTAGTGGTAATAACTATGTGGCTAAGTACGCTGGTGGCTCCACAGTTGATCAAACCAAACTTTATGGCAACTCATTGAAAGTCTCTGTTTCAAACAGAAATGAATTTGGAATTCGACTTATCAATGATAATTTTACAATTCCTGCTGGTGAGACTGATGGATTTACACTCGGTAATGATGTGCCGGGACCAGAAGCCGCTGATAAAACTTTCTTTGTTCAAGACGTTGCTGGAGGCACTGGATCACCAGTTGTAAATGAAGATTTACTTCGAGTCGGAACTGGCAGTAGAACAATTACTGGATTCACCGCTGGTGTAAGCAATCTGGATGTGACATTCGGAACTGGAACCGGATTCTCTAATGGTGCGCACATTGCATCAGATGTTCCACAACTTCTGGTGCTGGACACTGCTCTTGCAAGATCAGCCGTGCATACTGATGGTTCTCAGCGAGTTAGACTTCTTGGTGGTCCTACACTCGCCGCTGGTGTCACCGTAAGTTACGCAACAATTACTGGTGTGTCTCTTGACAGTGAAAATCTTGTAAAAGGTATCTCTCTTGGAAATACTTTTGCTGGGTTTAGAGGATCTACTGAAATCCCATCTACGTCTGTCATGGATATCATCGGAACGATCTCAGTTGGAACAACTCAAAGTGGTCAAGCAGGTATTACATCTGGATTTGTTCGATGGCGATACGCAGATAATTTCCAAACTGTCCTCCCTGATACTTCGTCAACCGCAGTTGCGGCTGGATGCTCGTTTGACCTTGTAAATATTGCGGTTGTTGATGAAGACGGATTCTTCACTGGCACAAAAGAAACTGTTTTGGAAACCTTTGATGGTCTTTCTGTTGCTCAAAATGCCAAAGATGATCTTGGTAGATCACTTTTCTACCCAACAATTATCAATGAAACTTCACAACATATTTGGTGGGGAGATCACGTTGATGATGATGAGGGTCAAGCAGGTGGCGCACCTTGGGGAACAAATGCTTCTTCAACGATCACTGACGGAAGATACGTTCGTTTGAACAGAAACTTCTATGCTTCTCTTGCAGGGGGTCGTGCTGATAAACCAGCAGGGAACGATTTCATCACAAATGGTTACGAACTTTTTGAGGATTCGGAAACTGTTGATGTTTCGATTCTCTTGGGTGGCGATAATACTGATACCCAAGCCAGAAGCATTGTTGATATTTGTGATAAGAGAAAAGATTGTATTACGTTCCTTTCTCCACCAAAAACAGCACTTCTTACATCTACGGATGCTCCAAGAGATGCTAAAGTTCAAACTGCAAATATCGTTGCTTATCGAAGAGGTGAAGATGCAGGACCAAATGGTGGCTCTGAAAACTATTCAACAAATAACTTGAATATTTCTTCATCTTACGCAGTTCTTGACTCTGGCTACAAGTATCAGTTTGATAGATTCAATGATGTCTTCCGATACGTTCCTTTGAACGGTGATATCGCAGGTATCGCAGTGCGATCCGATGTCGCAACCGAAACATGGTTCTCTCCCGCTGGATTCAACCGTGGACAAGTTCGAGATATTGTTAAACTTGCCTTGAACCCCAAGAAAGCACAACGAGATGATCTCTATATTAATGGAATCAATCCTGTTGTTTCTTTCCCCGGACAAGGCACACTTCTGTTTGGCGACAAGACTTTGCTCTCGAAGCCAAGTGCGTTTGATAGAATCAATGTTCGTAGGTTGTTCATTGTTCTTGAGAAAGCGATTGCCACAGCGGCTAAGTTCAGCCTCTTTGAATTCAACGATTCATTTACCAGAGCGCAGTTCAAGAACCTTATCGAGCCATTCTTGCTTGATGTTCAAAGCCGCCGTGGTGTGATTGATTTCAAGGTTGTTTGTGACGAGAGTAACAACACCGCAGAGGTCATTGATAGAAATGAATTCGTTGCTG